ACAGGATTTCCCTGATCCCGGTATCAGTAATTGATATCTGATAAGGATTTGTTTCTTTAAGTAATAATTTAACTGCCCCTAAAACCTTATTTTTTGTATCCATTTCTTTTTTGGTTGCATCCCAATCGTGGCCATTCCACCAACGAGCCATTACTATATATCTCATTTTCTCTTTCCTTTTTATTTGCCTGCCCTGACGAGTTTCCCCCGCTCGTCTCCAATGCCTATTTTTAGATAAGACATATATACCACCGCGCCACAGGGCAGGCATGATTGAATAAAAAAAAGCCAAAATAAAAACCCAGACACATTACAGGATTACCGTAAACCTGTACAATGTCTGGGTTTAATATTTTGGCTATTTAATTGAATTGTATTCTTTTAGGGTATTATCATATGATAAACTTATGATATATTATAGGACGTTGTAAAAAGCCCAGACATCCAAAATATTCTATTGTAATTAATTTGGATACTTAAGCATCACGGTTTTATATCCTCTCTATTTTTTATTCTTATAATTGTATTGCTCGATAATCTTATCAATTACATTCCGGGTATTTTGACTTTGTGGTATAGTCTCTCCATTCTTGTATCTATAATAAGTAGCCAAACTGACTCCGATAATATGAGCCATAGTCATAGGACTAATTTGATGTCTATCAGCAATCTCAATTAATTTTTTAATTCTTTCGTCTTTTATCATTTTTTACCTTAATTAATATTAGCATATGAGAATATATATTGTCAAATGTTTTTTTAAAATAAATGAAAATTCGTTAGTTTGACTAAATAATAATGGTATATTGGTTAATATTTGTGCTAACTATACAAAAAGCTAAAATTTTGCGTTTTAAGGGGGGTATAGGCGTTCCGCTTACGATTGTATGTCTTATCTGCAATATTTCAACGTATTTATACCACAAAACGAAAAAGAGCCTGGTTGGTCAGACCAGACTCTCTTCCGGGAGGTTAAAAAAATGAATCTGGACTATCTACCGCTCCAGCCACGGTGGGGATGAAAACATATCTTTTTCAATTATCTAGAATCTAAATTCTACTCCTACTTTTAGATAATATTTATCGAAACTAAATTCGTAATCTTTTAATGTAAAAATCCTGGAACCTACCCCTACTAATAAATTATCATTAATGTTATAACATAGATCCAACCCTGCTTTTATATTATCGAAATCGTACCCTGTAAGATTCAGGCTTAATCTCTTCCAATCCCATAATTGATAGCTCAATCCTGGGGAATAATTCTTCTGGTCTAAATCGTAAATCATGCTAAAGGCCATAGCATATTTATTCTCTGCTTCCTTCTGTACCTCCGCTCCGGCTGTCAATTTATCTATCACTTCTTTAACATCTCTATGCCTGGTTATGGTTACTCCGCTTTCAAGTGATACCAGATTCCCCTGGTCATCTTCGTATATGACGATCTTCCCATCACCGGTATTGATTAATATCTTGTCCGGGCTGGCCTGGAATTCGTTTATCCGGTCTTCAAATTCTACTCTAGCTACCTCTATTTTTTCAGCATTCAATTCCGGATCTTTTTTTAATTCTATAAGCTCTTCCTTTTTGGCCTCGTAGGTTGGAGATTCTTCTTTGATAACCGTCTTTTCTTTTAATGTTTCAGTAATTACCCTTTTCTCTATTTCTGCTATCTCTGTTCGTAAGGTCAAAATTGTGCCCTGCTGTTTTTGCAATAATTCAATTATCTCCAATTCATTGTTTTTATCAAGATTCCTACCCTGCCATTCTTGGTAAGTCGAATACCCCCAATATCCTGCGAAAGCTAAACCTATAATTATTATTAGAATAGCAATTATCTCAAAAACTTTCTTTATCATCTGGCATCACTTCCCTTTGAATAATCCTATTACCCATTTCCAAAGTTTAACCAACAATCCCCAAATGCCTTTTAAAAGTAATACTATCCATGTTAACCAAGATTTAAAAAAATCTTTGATATTAAAAATAACATAGATTATGGCCATTGCTGCTAAAAGCATGTAGGCAAATTTTAAATAATAATTTATCATATTAACACTTCCTTTATATATATTTTAATTTATTATACTACTTCAACTCTCCAACCAAATGTGACTCCATTAGAATGCTTTACCCAAACATTTCGCTTCTTATTCAATGCTTTATTATTTACTCGAACATAATTAATTAAACCTGTTGGATAGGACCAATAGGTACAAGGGCAACTTTTATTCCAAATAACCTGACTTCCTTCTATACATGCTTCTTTAGTTCCTGTTATATCAAATCCTTTTACTTCAAATTGAACTAATGTATTGTAAGAAACTTGAATAACTTCATCCCTAACTAAATATCTACCTTTATAAAGTACCGCTAAGTTTCTTAATTCTTCACAAGGCTTTGACTCTTCTACCGGAGTACAAACTCCATCAACACAATCTCCATCAGGTTTTTTCTTTTTGGGTCTCAACACTAAAAAAAGCAATATACCAATAACTATTGCTGCGCCTATAATCATATTTTCTTCACCTCCTTTTTGGCCTAAACAGATAATAGGCCTTCTATTTTTTTACCTTATTCAAAAATTCTTCCATCGTCTTTATACTTCCGGAATATATCGGAGCTTCGTTATATTTTCTAACAAACCAATATTTTGACGGCATCGGATTAATAATATCTCCATGCACGTGATTCGGATATATCCCGATCCTTTTAAACCCTGCTTTTTCACAGGCGTGGGCCAGATCTATTATGCTCATTCCAACAATCTGCATATCCAGGGCTCTCCCTTTTGGCTTTGGGATATGTGGAGAATCGATATAACCCCCGATACTTTGATTATATTCTTCACATCTGTTGCCGCTTGTGATCTTTACCCTCTTGCCTGTTTGCAGTTCCAGGTTCATTACTATATCGATTAATTCATCCTCTATTTCCCCTATACAATTTGGACAGGGGCATTTTGCCATTTTGATTAATTCCTCTCTCCTATTCAATATGTTCCTCTCCTTCCCTTTCTTCGATAGTTTGCTCAAAATTATTCCTAATATTTTGCTCATCTGTCTTCCCTCTTATATTAAAGTAATAAGCCAGGATTGTTCCCCAGGCCCCAAATTCTAACCCAATAAAACCTAATATATTTGTTTGTATATCTCTGCCTGTGATTAAAATAAATATAAATATAATGATTTGGGCAATAATCAATAAAGAGAATGTGGTCACGATAGTTCTTCTCAAAGTTAAATTATCCCAGGTATCCATTATACGATCTATAGATTTAATAAGATTAATAATAATAACTTCCAATGATCTTTTCTTCATTAGAAAGTACCTACCAATTTAAGACGTCTACTTAATACATTACCTTTCCAATCCCGAGTCTCTAAATACTTTAAACCCAAAGGATAAAATCTATGACCTATCGCTAGAAAGTCTTTAAATCCTGTCTCTACCACATTATTAGTAAAAATAGAATAAGTTGTTGAGGGTTTTATCGCTGTTACACAATGCCCCATTAATTTTCTTTTATTGTCAGTAAGATAATAACCAAATATCATAATAAAAGTAACATCATCTCTTTTCTGAACCCTACCCAAAACATCTGCTGCAAGTATGGCTGCGTCTTCACAATCTCCATGCATCTTGAATAAAGATTCATCAGGCATTTGCCAATTATCCCAAAGAATTGTCCAAATTAAAACTCTAATAGTATCCCACTTATAAACAAATTTCTTCATCAAAGCTCGTAATTTAGTAATTGTGGTTATCTCATCGACTTCTAACAAATATTCAGAAGCTGGCTTCCAATTTTTCCATTTATTTCCTATACCAAAAAACATAATATTCCTCCTTATACCTTAATCGTTTTAACTTTATTCATCTCTTCGTACCGAAATAAATACCGGCAATAGATGTTGCAAGTGACACAATAAAAGCGATAACTCCACTCTGTCCTTTCATTTTTGCTATGTCGGTGCTATTCTTAAAAGTCCTACCATTTAATGTGTCTAATCTTGTATTAGTTCCGTCTACTTTTTCATTTACTGCGTCAATCTTCCCTGCTAATACTTCATTCGTTATTCGTGCCATAACTACATCTCCTTTTATTTCGGTTCTAATTCTTTAACCGTCTTCTCCATTATTCCCAGTCCTGCTTTCTTAATCTCCCCCTCTGCAATACAAACCTCTATATAAGCGTTATATTCTGTATACTTTTCTACATCTGTATCATTGATCTTGTTCCTTATTATCTTCAGTTCATCTTCTATGGAATATTTTTCTGCTATCTTCTCTCTTACACGTTTTTTTATTAGTTGTATATGCGGAGATACCTTTTCTATCTGTCCTTTTAGTTCGTCTGTCATAATTACAGGAGTTAAAGATATTTGTTTAGGTTGTCCAGGTAAAACTAGATCATCAGGAATACAAATATAAGTATCACCATTGATAGTACAAAGCTCAGTAATCTTCTTATCCTCTTCTCCGTTATCAATGGCTGTATAGGTTGTATATTGGTCGGTAACTTTTCGGTATTTGTATATTTTTGGCATATCTATTCATCTCCTTTATAATCTTTAACATATGCTTTAAAGATAAAGTATCTTTAGCGTGTCCCAAAAGCGATATAATAGATTGTAATTTCCCCTTATTAACACTTCTCTTAAAATTACATAAACTATATTTTCTTATTAATTTATAGCTTTGCCAGGTTCTATATCCTACGAAGTTAACTCCTTTTTTTATCTTTTGTATAGTGAATTTCGATAGAATAAGATGCAAATTATCTTTTAGATAAATAATTATTAAATTTTTATATTCCAAACATTTATCCCTTGTTAAGCCAAACAGAATAAAATCATCGACATACCTAACATAATGTTTAACTTTTAGTATCCTCTTAACATAATGGTCAAGTGGATTTAGATATATCAGAGTATAAATTTGGCTTAGTAAATTTCCTATTGGTATCCCTATCGGATCTTCATAGATTGCAAATGTCATTAATATATCCACAAATCTTTTATCCTTTATTTTTCTCTCAATTAATTTTCTTAATATTCCCCTATTGATTGAATAAAAATATTTTCTTATATCGAGTTTTAAAGTATAAAGCTCTTTATCGTATTGCCTGAGTGCCTTTTGAGTATACCTACTTGCTCTATGCGTTCCGTATCCCTTCCTACAAGCAAAAGACGTGTTTATAAAAGTCTTATCGAATATAGGGCGTATTATTCTATAAATAGCGTGCTGTACTACAATATCTTTAAAAGCAGGAGCATATATAATCCGCTTTTTAGGTTCATAAACATAAAACTTAAAATAAGGTTCCGGTTCATAACTGTTACCGTGTATGTTTTGATATAATTCTTCTAAATTTGCTCCGAGATTTTTCTCGAATAAAAAGCAAGCACACTTTTTGCGTTTGCCTTTTCTGGCATCAAGATATGCTTTATATAGATTTTCTCTGCTAAATGCTTTGTCAAACAATTTTCCGATTCTTTTCATATATAACTCCTGATTTTCGGTCTTCTCCTACTAAAAAGAAGATACTTTAATATTTCGCCTAAGGCTGGATAATATATCCCTGCAATTCCACTATACCTTTTAAGGTTTTGAGGTGAAATTGTAGTCAAAGCGACCACCCACATTGTTGTTCGAGTTCGTCCGATAGTTATTCCAATTAACATTCCAAACTCCTGCATTCGTAGTGTTATTCCAGTTGCCGCAAGATTGCAAACATTTTAATATATTACCCATCTATCTTTTTCATCCAAGCACCTATCATTTTACCAAGCTCATCTACTAATAAACTGATTGCTGAATATCTATGTCCCTCTAATATTGTAGGGTCTTTGTCATCTTCCTTGCCGTCTTTAAATCTAAAATATCCCAGCTCATAAGCAAGAAACAATTGCATTCTTAACTGTTCGTGTGTTATGTCTAATTTCGTTAATGATGTCTTTTTGTAATATCTTTTTTCACCTTCTACAATCAAATCGTAAATCTCATATGCTGTATTTCTCATTCTGTTCGCCAGGGCATATTTCTCAAACTTTGGAAAATGATTGAGATATATATTCAGCAATTTTACAAGTTCAATATATTTTCTATAAAACACCACCTCACCTTTTGCTATTTTCATCGTTCGTTATCACTCACTTTCACACAATTACGCAGGGTAGCAGGCAAAGCGACCACCCACATGGTCGGTCGAGTGCGTCCGAGAGGTAGCCCAAACAACATGCCAAACCCCCGCATACGTAGTGTTAGTCCAGGTGCCGCAAGAACGCAAACAGAGTTCATTTTGTATGTATTGGTAATAGTAATCTTTCCCGAATTGGTTAGTGCCAGTCCCGTCAACAGCAGCACCGGATTTTATTACACCTAATCCTGTCTTCACCCAATCCTCACCACTGACTGCC